GCTCTGCTCATTTAGAAAAACCTTGGGTTTGACGACGGGCGTGGTTGTAAGCATCACGTCCTTTCTCAAGGACGATCAACTGCTTCTTAAGATAGTGCAGTTCTGCCTCACCATAAAGGAAGGGGTCGCGTTCCCCGGCGGCGATCGCCTTGCGTAGCTTCTTGATAGTTACTTTGTTCATAGACGGAGTTCCTCTCCCGTAATTTTAGCATAAAAAAGGGGCCCGTTTAAGGCCCCACTTTATCAGGTGTTTTGAAGTCCCAGCTCAGGGAAAGCGTCAATCACGTTCTGTTTGGTGATCTTATATCGACTGTTCAGTTTCTTATCCTTCACCAGATCCAAAAGCTCAGCTTCCTCGGCGTGAAGAGCTTCGAGGAGTTGAATCCACATATGCTCCTTCTTGATCTGCTGAATCCGGGGCTTGGTGGTACCAGAGCAACCAAAATACGTCACACCACCAACAGTCTTAGTGATGAACTTATCAAGCAACCGCTGCTCAGAGAAGAGCTTCTGGTGCTGGACACCTTTGGGTTTATCATTAGGGGTGTAGGGAGTCTTACCTTCTGGGAAGACAAAGGAAACAGCGTCAGCAAAGTTACAGAGAAGAACCTTAGTCAGTGCTGCAGACTTATACTCCTGCAGAATCTCAACCTTTTTTGCCTTGGTTTTAGCGTTAGAAACACGCTGGAGAACCTCGGAAATGAGAGTCTGGGGTACGGGAAGCTTTGGGGTGGAAGGTCGGGCCATTACGAGAAGTCCTCAATCAAATCTTGAATGTTATTCTGGATAAAGTAGTCAAACTTAATTGTATCAGCTGGGCGGCTCTTTGTGTAGGTGGTGAGAATCCTAGAAGAAACCGGCTCAGGGATACGGGCAAAGTCGATCAGTTCAGCGTTACGTTTCCAATTACGAAGTCGAATATAGTTGGTGAACTCAGAGGGATCCATGCTAGCAAGAGCAGCAATCTTATCCTTACTCATTTTCTTCTGGACCTTCCCAGTAACAATAGCATCATCACAGGTAAGGATGTTGGGAATCCCATCAGAGCGATCGCCCCTAATGATATGTTCCTGAAGATACTGAACCGGGTTGTCGTTTTCGATCCAGCGGTTTCGGATTGGGTCATACTGTTTTACAAAGTCAAAGCGGTGGAGTTGAATAAAGTCCTTGTCCGCAGACATAATAAGAACAGGTTCTGGGTTCTCCCTCTTGGAGTTGTGAATACAAAGGGTGCCGATGATATCGTCAGCCTCTGCTCCCTGAACTTGAAGGACGTGATAAGGGAGGTTTGTCCTAACCTCGTCCCTGATCTTATTTAGTACGGAAAACACCTCGTCCCAGTTGTATTTTGAAGCTTCACGCTCCTGTTTGCGGTTCTTCTTATAGTAAGGAAAGATGTCCCGGCGCCAGTAGTTCTTGTCGTCATAGCAAAGAACAACCTTACCGAACTCAGCACCGTGGGTCTTCTTGATTCGAGCAATAACCCGAATGATAGAGCGGCGGACCGAGTCGATGTTGATTCCGTTCTCAATCTTATTCCGAACCATCAGGTGGCTGATGGCAATCTGGTTGGCGTCTACGAGTATCATTCTGTTGAGGGCTCCCGCCCTGTGCTTTACTTGCATGTATCATAACACAAAAAAGGGGCCCGTGAAGGCCCCTTTACAAAACTCAATACTCGTCGTCTTCGTCAATCTCACCAATGTAATAGTCCTTCATATCCTCAGGTTTGAAACCTGGGGGGAACTCAATGTACATATAGTCACCCCTATCGAGGTTTCCGTTTTCGTCAAACAACTCAGGGTGTGGGTTGTTCTGGAAAAGGTCTTCATATTCATGTTCACCGGCGGCAACCATCATAAGATAGGCCTGGTACTTCTCAGAAGCAATCCAGCCACCAATAATACCAATAAGACAAAAGGCAAGGGCCAACAGGGAGGTAATCATCTCCTTACTCCTACGTTTAGGATAACTCTAACACAAAGCGGAACTCATGTCCAAATAACTTGAAACTGAATTCGTGATAGCATTTCTTCTCCTTTACCTCCTTCTGTTGAGCTCTGGGGAGCATTAAAGAGAACCCCTTGTTGACTTTATTTATCTCAGACATACTTATTCTTAACCAGATATTGAGCGGTCTCCTTCATACCACCAATCAACTCTTCACCAAGGAGTACACGGGGAAACGTACTGTGACCAAACTTCTCTAGGAATTCTTCAGTGGTGTACTCCTCACCTAGTGTGAGTTTGTTATAGGGGATGTTGTGTTGGTCCATCAGTGTTGCCAACTTCTCGCAGTAGATGCAGCCCACTTTGCTGTAAATCTGGAACTTCTCTGTCATTGTTCGTTGCTGTTTGTGATATCGCACCTAGGGGTGCTGTGATAAGAATGATAGCCAATAAGCCACCCACCAAAGAATCAGTGAGTGGCTTTAGACTACCTGCGTCGTCGTTCATCGTGGATTAAAGAAATCAAGACCTTCCAGAATACGCCGGTGCGACTCCCTAACTGGGTAGTGCTCCAGACACTTTCTAGCTCTGTCCCTGAGGGCCTTCGGAATGTTTGGGGTCTTCTTGGGGTCGATCAGGTGACAGAGTAATTTATAAGTCTCCTTGACTGAGTGATATTCTTGCTCAGAAATCATTCGTCCCACTCAATGACAATGTCAGAGTCGTAGGGCAACCAACCACAAATCTCACTCTTATCTACCTCCCGGCGGGCGAAGGTGCCGTCGTCCACCTCAATGGTAACCTCTGCGTCGCGAGGGAGTGTGTCGCAAGCTTTCTCTTTGGTCATTTCAGTTAGTCTCTTTGTAAAGTTGGTCAACAGTAAACTCGGCAGGAACAGTCCTGCCGAAGAGAGTTAGTTGTCCGAGGATCTTCATTCCTTGGACGGCGGTCACCTCAACCTTGTTGCCAACAAAGGGGCCGGCAGTCACGTCGAGGATGTCTCCCACATTATAATCCACCTGGACGTTTTGTTTAACCTCCTGGTGGGTCGAGTCCACACGCGAGAAGATGTTCTTCATCTCGCTGACTTTCATGCGGCGGGGCTTATTCTTATTGGATCCAGCGAAACCAATCACGTTGAAGGTGTCGCGGATGGTCTTCTGGGTGAAGGCGGGGAACACCTTCACCTCATTACCGTCTTCGTCCTCAATGACCTCTGGGAGGACCTGCACAAGGATGTAACCAGGGAGAATAACCCGCTTAACGGCCTTGCGCCTTCCTGCCTTATCAAAGGTCAGCTCGGTTGCCTCAGGGACCTCAACATTCTGAATAAAGCGGTCTTCAATGTGGGTGCGGCGGGCGAGGAGGTCGGCCTTAGCCTTCTTCTCGCAGTTGGCTGCCACCTGAACACAATACCAGTTTCTGTAATCCATCAATAATCAGCGAAGAGGTCTTCGTAAAGGTAGTTCACGACCATATTATAATCGGTCTCGGCGTCGCCCGTAAAGGTCACACCCTGCTTTGTGTAGAAACGTTGCAGCTTGTTGTAGAGTTTATAATTGTTGCGGAGATCTATTTCAGAATTGGCGGCCGCCTCTAGGGATTCGAGGTGGTCTTCGAACTTCCGCTGTAGTTTTGTGCTCATTGAAATGACACCGGAGTTGTTTTGATAAAGGGGGGTCGACCCCTGGGTGTTAATAATAACATTGGTGCGGCTAGCTGTCTAACCATTATTGGGTAAGTTGCGAAATGTGCATAAAAAAGACCCCCTTCGTGGAGGTCTCCTGTTTGGGTTGTGCTCTAAATCAAAGCTCGACTTTCAGAGCCTGAGCAACAACGGCACAAATGCCGTCATCGATGGCGTTGTCGGTGGTCTTGGCGTAAGCGAGGAGAAGATCCACGACAAGCTTACGGACAGGGGTGGAGGCCAGGAAGGCCAACAGAACGGGCTTCAGAGCAGCAGTTACAGCAGCCATTTGAATTTATGTTGAATGAACTGCAACTATTTATAAGAGTTTCAAAAGTGACCAGTGGTGTGATGGCCGGCGTCTAACACTTCACGATAATCACCACGGGCGATCTTCTCTTGGAGTTCACACTCTTGCTCAGTAAACGGGGTGTGTGGCATCTTACCACCGTGGTGGATGGCTT